ATTGGAGACTTCCGGTCTGGAGAAGCTTTAGAGATTACAGATCTACAGGTTACTTTTGATATCAGTAAGAGTTCTGATAATAAAAAGAAAACCAATAGTGCAGCAATTGAGATCTACAATCTTAGCTTGGAACATATTAAACTTCTGGATACCGATTACCCAGCAGCGGTATTTGAAGCGGGCTACTTAGATACAGGTGGACCTAAGCGTCTGTTCTCGGGCCAAGTCACACATGTATCAACCCGAAAGTCCGGCACGGATCGTATCACGCAGGTCACTTTAGGTAGTGGATATGTTGAGCTGAATCAGCAGGTTCTATCTGAATACGTCCCTGAAGGTCAGAGCCCTAAAGATGCAGCCAACAGACTTATTAAAGCTATTGGTGCTGACCGTGGTGTGTTCAATGGAACCAACTTAAACAACCCTCTTATCTACGGATACCCACTCAGTGGTACTCCTAAAGAAATGTTGGACGAGATTTGTGAGAAGTATGCTTGTAATTGGCAACTAGATGATGGCGTCGTTTATATTCATGATAACGACAGAGCCAACACAGAGAATTTCCAGCAAGCCTATGTTATTTCCAAATACACGGGTTTGATTGAAACTCCGTATCGCGTATCTGGCGACAGACAACGCTCTAAGAAAGACAAGGTTAAAAAGCCCGGTATACAGATGAAGATTCTTTTGAATCCCGATATCAGAGCTGGGGATATTATCTATCTAGAAGATACTTTAATCACAGGTTGGCTTAAAGTTGAATCCCTTCGTCATTCCGGGGGTTGGAGAAGTTCAGGGTGGTTTACTGAGCTGAAGGCAACCAGTTTAGAGAAAGTTGTTCAGAAAGGAGCAGGGACATGAGTTCTGAAGCTGTAGCGGCTATTCAAAGCACAATGATGAGTGCCTTTGATAGTCAAATGAATAATGTCTACACCATCATCCCTTGTATTGTAGTTGCTGTGAGAGACGGATTGAATGGTCAGATGGTTGATATCCAACCTACTATCAACCAAAAACAACAAGATGGCACTGTAGCGGAACGCCCAACAATTGGTGGAGTACCAGTCTCATTTCAAGTATCAAAGAAAGCAGGCTTCACATTCCCAATTGAAGTCGGTGATACAGGAACAGCAATGTTCTCCATGAGAAACATGGACGGCTGGAAAGCTGGTAACGGTAGGCCATCCAGCCCTGCGAACTTCGCCAAGATGGATAAAGGGGATGCTATCTTTCTTCCGGGAATTCAACCTCCGGGCGTTGCTGTGAATAACCCAGCTAAACATGTGCTTACTCATGATACTAAAGATACTGTCCTTTTCCAAAATCTTGGTGGGATAGAGTGTGAAGTGAGGCTGAAGGTTGACGGTAGTATTAAAATTAATACATCTAACCAGCCAGTGATAATCAACTGTTCGGATGCAACTGTGAACGCTTCAAATTCCATTAATTTGAATGCACAAACACTGACAGTAGACTGCGCTAACACGCTCTGGATTGGGGATGTGGTTCAACAAGGTAATTGGACACAAACCGGTACATATGTCCTTAATAGCATTAATATTAATCTACATAAACATACCGGCGTCCAAACTGGTTCCGGAACTTCTGGACCAATTACAAACTAGTGGATAGTGATTCCGCCATATTTTTCAAATATTTCAGAAATTTTATCTAAATTGTAAATATGAGTGGTTTCACTAAATCCGTCAGGCATTTCCTCTCTTGGGACAACTCCACAGATAAGTGTTTGTTTACACTCAAGTTCTGCTTGAACACAAGAATCTTTAGTAGGAAATTCCCAAGCTTTTAAGTTAGTAACGTCGTAAATTGATCGTTTATTTTGCCGTGAGATTCTTGATTTATAGTCCTTTGCAATACCAAATTTAATTGCAACTGGAAGTTGGTCATCAGATACAAGATTAATATAAGCTTGCCTTTGATTCTTTATGCATTGACAGGGTTGATTACCTTTTTTCAAGTCTCCGCTCATAGCTTCCCCCGAAAATCCGCAAACAGGGCAGTCCAACCACCAGAAATTCTTAGCCCCTTGAGTAGTTTTTCTCTCGCTTCGATAGAAAATAGTTTCTGGATGAAAAGCCCCTGAAGATAAAAATCCTTGAATCATCTCCTCATCAGGTTTCCTTCGACTATTACCCTTGTCTTCATCTACACATTTCCTGCACCGCCGTTTATTAGTGATAGATGAAATTGGAACTGTTCTTTCTCCGTGTGAAGGGCAACTAACTGTAACTTTTGACGTTTGATCTTTATAGTCTAATTCATTAAAATTGGTAACCAATTGGTAGCCCATTTCAGAACAGGCACGTAAAACCCTAACATATTGTTGGTCTTTATTCCACTTCGGAACAGGTGAGCATCCACACGGTAGTTTTGCCGCACTCAAATAACCCTGCCCGCAGGTAAACAATCCATCACTAAAAAGTTCTGGGTCAAGTGAACAAATTGAACACCTTACAGTGTAAGTTTTTACGTAGCCCACTTGTTTATGTCCGAGAATAGTAATTTGATTATTATTCCCGAATACTTTATTTGAAACGCTGTCATGAACCAGTTCATTGATATCACCATAGTAAAAATTCATTTCTTTTCCTTGTAAAATATGAGGTAAAAGTATAGCAACTAATTGCAAAGGAGTCAATACCTTGGACTTCAAATTAGACTCAACCAGTTGGGATATAATTTGGCGAAACGGGCCTCTGAGAAAAGAGGAAACCACACAACCCTTGACTGAAACTGTAGGTCAGAGATTAAAGATTCGTTTGCTTACATTCTACGGAGAGTGGTTTATCAATACTGTTTACGGTGTACCCTATTTTTCTAGGCTACTCGGCCAAAAGCAAACTTCTAAGGCAGCAGCAGATCTTATATTCCAAAGTCAGATTCTTTCAGAGCCGGGAGTAAAAGAGATTGTAAGCTTTGATTCAACATTTGTAAACCGTCAATACTCCCTGACGTTTAAAGTCAGAGTGGTCACAGGGGAGATAACCTCTGCAATCGTAATTAATCCCCTGAACTAAAGGACTCTAATTTATGGCAGGTGTTACAGACGCAGGCTTCATAATCAAACGCCTAGCCGATATCTTAGCAGATGACAGGGCTCTGGCTGTACAACTTTTCCAAGATTTGGTCCAGCCTAACGATCAGGTGGACACATCTGACTCGTCAGCTCTCGGTCGTCTCATCTCCCTAGCAGCTCCCTCTGAAGCCGACCTATGGGAAGCTGCTCAAGAAGTATATGCAGCCTTTGACCCAAACTCTGCAACTGGCATTGCTCTTGATAACCTTGTAGCTTATGCTGGTTTGACACGTAAAGAACAAACCTTCACCACATCATCTATTCTCGTAGCTGGTGACACTAATACCCTAATCCCAGTAGGACAAACCGTATCTAGCTCCTTTACTGGTGAACAATTCACGACAGTTGGTGCAATTTCTTTATCCCCGAGCGTAGCGAGTGGGATAACCGTATCAGTAGTAGTCCTACAGAATAGCACAGCTTACACCATCACTTATTCCAATACAACAACCACTAATACCATCACATATACATCCGATGTTAGTGCTACTGTTGCTGAGATTCTTTCTGGCTTGCAAAGTGTCATTGCTGGTGCTCACCCTAGCTTAGCTAGTTCTGTTGTTGGCACCACGTTAGTAATTGATCGTGTTGACATCTTCCAAACTGTAAACTTCACTACTTCTGTTAATCTTGGTATTAATAAAGTACGTACAGTTGGCGAAGTTGTAGCTATAAACTCCGGCATCATTGAACAACCTGCAAACACCATTGATACCATCCTTACACCAATGCTTGGTTGGGACAGTGTAATCAATCCTGTTGCTGCAACTCCCGGTGAAGATCGTGAGACAGATGAACAGCTTCGTTTACGCTTTCGTAATGGCAAGTTTGATCGTGCAACTAATACACTAGATGCTATTTACTCTGCTCTTATCAATCTTGATAATGTTAGCGAAGTAACTATCTATGAGAATGATACAAGTACGGTCGATGGTAATGGTGTTCCAGCTCACAGCTTTCTCCCTATTGTTTCTGGTGGGCTGTCTACAGATATTGCTAATGCAATTTGGGATAACAAGCCTGTTGGTATTTTGAGCTATGGGAACACCACTGTAAGCATCTCTGATGTTCAAGGGTTTCCACATGATATTAGTTTCTCACGTCCTGATCCTGTTGTAGTTTATATCAGCATGGATATTACAACTGATGTGAACTTCCCGGCTAATGGGAATGATCTTCTGAAATCAAATCTTATTGCATATTTCCAAGCTAACTTTGGTACAGGGGATGATGTAATTTATAGTCGTCTATATACTCCAATAAATCAGGTTGCTGGTCACGAAGTTAACAGTTTGTTTATTGGTACTGCTCCTAGTCCAACTGGAGTTGTTAATATCAGCATCGATTTTGACCAGATTGCCTCACTATCAAGTACTAACATCGTCATAACTTAAAGGAGTTATTTATGTCAGAAGTAAATAATTTCTTAGTAGAATCGTATTTAGAAGTTGCTAGATCCCGTGTAACCCAACAGTTTATGCTGGAGTCAGATGGCTCTGGTCCTATTGTCTTCGACAAGTTCCTCCAACTCCTCCTCGGAGGAAAGATTGAGCTTCAAGAAGTCTTCCGTCAACTGATGCAAGAGCGCTCTATTGACACTGCTGTTGGTAAGCAATTAGATATTGTTGGGGATATTGTTGGTCAACCTAGAGAGCTTATTGATACAGCTTTGTTGACATACTTTGCTTACCTCGGTTACCCGAATGCTCAATCTTTTGGTGATTTAGCTAACCCGTCAACTGGAGGGTCTTATCGTGGTGTTGGTGATCCTCTTGCAGGGAATACACTCCTCACTGATGAGCAATACAGGCTTTTCATCAAAGCCAAGATTATAAAGAATAATACAAACGCTACACCTAACCAAATCTTAGAGTTTATTAACTTCGTATTTGGTAGCAGCAATAACCAACTCATTGAAGAAGGTAATGCAGCTTACACTTTGCTTATTGGTAAAGAACTCAGTGACTTTGAAAAAGTGTTGCTCACTTACGTAAGTTATTCAAGTGGGTATCCTTCAAGATTTGTTCCTAAGCCTATTGGTGTAAGAGTTAACTACGGGACATATATCTCTGGAGGTGCTTTTGCATTCCAAGGGGTTCCGGGAGCTAAGGGTTATGGTGACTTGGAAACGGGCACCTATGGTTATGGACTCGGGTACGGTGTTGGCTACGGCGATAGTGATTATGGTCTTGGTGATGGTGGGGTATATGCCTCACTACTTTAGTAGAAACTTTGAAAAGAATAATGGAGTAAAATAATGGCCTCAGAATTATCCCCCTTTGTAGAAGCAAACTATGGCTGGCCCTACGGAAGTGCAGGCTGGAACACCGAGATGGATGCGAACTTGGTTAAGTTCTCCTACCTCCATGACCGTAACATTGATGCTATTGTAGCAAGTTTGCCAGCTATTGCAGATGGTACAGCTTATTTTAATACTGCCGATAACCGTCTTTATTTTGATGCAGAGGGTGTAAGGTACTCGTCTCCGACGCCTAAGTGGTTTGAAGTGACGCTGAGAGCGTCGGGCGAAGTTTATCAGTTTGATGGTAGTGCACTAACTCTTAAAATGAATCTTAGTGAATTGGCTACTGCGATTAATAATGATCCGGCGTATCATACTACTGTTGATACTGCGTTGGGTACTAAGGTCGACACTACTGATTTTGATGATGCTGTAGATATTATTGATGCCTCTATAGCGACTAAAGTTAGTACTGTAGATCTGGCTGACCCTACCGACCCGAGCAAAGGGGCGGGGATGGTTGGCCGCAAACGTTCAGCACTGTCAGCCTCAGTATCAAAGCTTAGCCAGTTCCTCAATGCTCAGTGGGTGAACATATGGGAGTTTGATTACCTTGTCACAGTCAAGCCAAACCCTGCTGACCCTAATACTTGGGACTGGACTCCTGCATTGCAGGCTGCTGCTGACTCTATAGCCCCTAACACTGCCAACAGCGGTGGTATGGAAACGCCACCGGCTAAAGGCGGGGTCGTGTACCTGCCGACCGGCGACTATGGGATTACCAAGTATATTTGGCGCTCCTACGTCACTATTGTTGGCGAAGCATCGAGCAATACCTTCATCATTCCATTCACTGGGGCTACCGGGTTCTTGTTCGACCTGCAAGGCACCTATGATCGACCTCGGGGTGTTGGTGCACGATACTTCACCATTGCTCCAAATCGAAACGTCAGCATTGATGCTGGTGCTGGTAAGTCGCCTGTAAGCGCTCTGAACATCCAAGGTTTCGAAAAGCAGTGCTCTATTCGTGACGTTAAGATCGTCAACTTGACTGGGACCGGCATCAAGTCCGGCGACACTCAAGACATGGTGATTGATGATGTCGAAATGCGCTTTCTTGGCATGCCGCTAGACATCGATGCCCGTGCGGTCAGCGACGGGGGCGTAGTAAACCGCACCAATGCCGTACGATTCACAAATTGTCGTTTGGAGAACAGTGGAGCCTCTTCCCTTCAAGGGTTGCGTGAGATTGAATTCATTGGGTGTAAGTTTGAACAGTCCATTCTTAATATCGTTAACCCGCATGGATTGGACTTTATCGGGTGTATGTGGGCGCTGGGTACAAGCTTTGCCGTAAACGTAAGTGGTTTTCATCGGGGGATACAATTCATAGGCGGTAGTACAGACACCGGCTTGGCAGTCGGTACGGGGGCCAATACAGCCAAATTTATCACCTCCACCCTAGCACTAAACTTAGTAAGTATGTCATTTCGAGGCCACGGCCCTAACGCTATTGATGGTGAATGTACAGCGGTTGACTGCTTATTTGATGAGTCAGATCGTCCATACGTTATTGGTGGCGGCTCTACAAAGTTTAGGGGTAATAATGACGCCAACGTGACTAACGGCACTGGCTCGTTGGCCCCATACAACCGAACTCCTGTAGCCTCTTACGAGGTATCTACCGGGACTCTGACCAAAACCCCAACCTTTAATGTTTGGTATCAAAACAATACCATGCAGACAATGGAGCTTTTCCTCTCCATGCCCTACACCACTACAAGCCTAGCATCCAACTTTCAAGTCAAAAAGCGGCATGATAGTGGCGCTGAGTATGTCGTTGGATCTATTCAGCACCCCGTGCTTTCAGGTTCCGGGGTTGACATTCTAACTCTAACGTTACTTCCCGGTGAATCCTACTGGCACAACCGCAGCGGTGGTTCAACTGCTGCCTCTCTGATGGCGTTCTATCGGTAACCCTGTGGCGACGTATCCGCCACCCACCGGAAAAAGCCCAAGAGGCGCAGACCTTTGCGCAAGCCAATGCTGTAGCCTGAACTAATTAGGAATAAAATAAATGGCAGAAATAACCAAGCCCGACTACACATACTTGTGGTCCTCCGGGGGCTCTATCGTAGCCCCCAGTAATGTAAAAGTACAAACAGGGTGGACTGCTGAAGTCCCCCCTTTCCAATGGGAAAACTGGTCACAGAATCGTCAAGATACTGCTATTGCTCATATTCTTCAAAAGGGTATTAGTGTTTGGTCCTCCACTGGTGAATATTACTTCACGACTTCTGGTGAGCGTTCCTATGTTCAGGGCAGTGACGGTAATATTTATGTAGCTGTTACTGATAGTGTTGGTCAAAATCCGACCACTGATGCTACAGACACTTATTGGACAATTGCGTTTGTTACGCCAGCA